GGCCAAGTCTTCTTGTTTGACATCAGCTATTTTGGCCAAAAGCTTGTTGCTAGTGCTAACTTTGTCGCGCAGCTCTGCCAAGGTGCGATCTTGCGCCCAATTCTTGCTGATAGTTGTTAACTCACTAGCTGTAACATTCATACAAATTTCTCGCAATAGGAGACTAGCCATATTTAAGCCCCGTAAATACAAGGAAATAAAACGCTAAGATTATAAGGCAGCCCGATGACTAATCCGTTAAGTCAATATTTTCACACTCCCAAAGCCTACGCCCAATTGCCTACCCGCGGCAAATTTTACACCAGTGACTTTTTAACTTTGGCAGTAAATGGAGAAATTGCAGTGTATCCACTCACAGCAATTGATCAAATCATGCTGAAAACTCCTGATGCAATGTTGAACGGTGACGCATTGTTGAGTGTGTTCAGGAATTGTGTGCCTGGCGTAAAAGATCCAAAAAAGCTTGTTGAGCCTGATATCAACACACTGCTTGTGGCAATACGTATTGCCAGTTCTGGTCCAACAATGGAAGTGGATACCAAGTGCCCAAGCTGTGGAAAAGAGCACAACTTTGGCATTGATTTAAGTGTATTTATTGAAACTCAGAGCTATGTGGACGGGCCCTGTTATGTGGAAATAGATGGCGCCTTACAAGTTTTCCTGCGTCCTTACAATTTTGAACAACGGAATTTACAGCTACTAAACGAGGTTGAGCAAGCTCGTAGTATTCGAACTCTTGAAGAAACTGACACCACTGATGCAGAAAAAATCAGCAGCGTAACAAAACAAGTGAGCCGGATGGCGCAGCGCACATTGGACATCATGGCCATGAGCATAACTGAAATCAAAATAATCAGTAGTGGTGAAATGGTCACCAATCAAGAATACATTCAAGAGTTTGTGAAAGGTATTCCCACAACCAGTGCCAACGCCATCATCGACAAGTTGAAAGAGCTCAACAAAACTGGTATTGATACCGAAACCTCTTTTCAATGCGACGGTTGCTCACACACTTGGAGCCAGTCAATTGACTTTGATCCCACAAGTTTTTTCGACTAAAGCTTCTCAGGGGTGATCCTGTAGCCATCACCCAAATACTGAGAAGCTGTGAAAAAGAAGTGGAAATGATTGAAAGCGATATTGCCAACCTAGTGTATTACATGAACGGAGGACTCACCTACAGTGAAGCTTGGCGTCTCACCACTTCACAGATGAAATCTTTGAGTGGAACTATTTCCAAACACTATGAGATGCAAGCCGAAGCTTATAGGAAGGCTCAATCAAAGAAGTGATAATTTTAGCTGGGCGTGATCTGGTATGAATCTCAATGATCTTATTGATGATATTATTGGATCTGGAATAGGATACTTGTTGGACTGATAATAGTTCTGGGTATTTCGTTAGGGAGGAAGTCACACTTCTCCCCACCGGGAGGAGAAGTTTGAAAAGGCTTTCGTATAGGGCTTCGGCCTGCCTGTCTCGTCTTGGGAATTGCTTCCAGCTGGCGGAGAACCTATTTCCAGCGTTCCTGACTCTCTTCTCGGACTTATGCTCATGGAGCTGCCTTCTCGGTTATGTGCTCATCACACACGCAGGGAATTCAGTCAGACAGGCTGTTGACTGAACCCCTTCCAGCTTCACGGGACAGTGAGAGGCTGGATCCTTTTTGTTCACTTTTGTGGCGAGGGCATAGAACCGTAAACCCTCATACGCAATTTTCCCCGGCCTTCGCGCCTGGTAGATACGGATGGACACTACACCATCATATAAAGCCACTATGTTTTAAAAATATACTCTGTTATGCGTAGTTGCTGATTCTATAATTGCCTGGACTACGTGCTGTGCTGTCTAGGTATTTCAAAAGATAATTGTTTTTTGTATTTTTGAAGTCAATTACCCAAGGTGTGTTGTATTCACAGAATCTACCACTCTCTTGCTTGACTATTGCTGTTGTCCATCGATTGTATTCGTTAAGGTTAAAATGCGGAATAATAATGGGTTTGGTAGTTAACGGAGTCCAAATTTCTGTATGTTGTTCAGTGTTGTTGTATTTGTATTTGATTTCATTACGAGGGATCTGTGCATGACGTTTGTTGCTGATTTCCAGCTCACTCAAGCTGCTGGGTGGTGTCTTGTAAGCCACCTCAATTATATCGCTTGATTGGGGATGAGCCAAAATGTCTGCTTGCTCTTTGTAAAAATCAATAACTGCTCTAGCCATCTGTTTTTTGGCTTCTGGAATCATAATCCAGCGATTGGCTCCTGCAGATTCAAACATCATAATTTGCGCTTCGGTCAAAATTGTTTTTTGTGTGAGTCTGTCAAAAGCAACTGGAAAATAACTTTTCAGTTGTTCAGGCCATTCTTGAGGCTTTTTCACCAATTCGCGAATGTTGAGATTGTATTTGGCTAGATCACAAAAGAGTGATGCTTGATCGTGTGTGATGTTGAGAATAGTTTGTGGAAATGCTCTTACACGACTGCTAAAGGTTCCTACAAGAGTATTGTAAAATCCCAACTCTTGCCGGAAAAAACTATTGAGCCGATTTTGATCTACTGGATCAACTACAATAAAAATGCTGCGGTGTTGTGGCTTGTTGTGCTTCATTTGAAATGCTCTTTTGTTATTTTGATTATAGCCATCTAAAACTATAAAATCAAAGACTTCCAGAGCTTTTTCTGGATTACAGGAAAAAACATATGGCAGGGTCCAAAGGCAAGGCAAAAGGAAATGCAGGCGAATTACGGATAGCCAAGTTTCTCACAACGTTATATGAAGCCAAATTTATTAGGGTGCCTAATTCTGGTGCCTTCATTGGAGGAGCAAACACCAAGAGAAAAGACACTATGGATGCTACGCAAATCAGCTACTTCAAAAGTGATCTCATTCCACCTTCCCATATGAAAAAGCTGGTGATTGAAAGTAAGTTTTATCAAGACTTTCCGTGGCATCGACTCATGTGCAATGGAGATATCAAACAACTGGATGCTTGGATAGAACAGACATTGGATGTCTGTGACCCAGAAGACCTCTGGTTCGTGGTCATACGCATCAATCGCAAAGGAAGTTATGCTTGTTTTGATCAAAAACATTTGGACAGCTTCACTGTAGAGAACCATGCTCGTTACAAAACCTTTGTAATAACAGAGTTTGAGCCATTTTTTGAACAAAACAAGCTTAAGATTGCAGAATTGGCCTACACTGCTGGTGTATAATCCCAATCAAATCTAGTAAAATTATCTTCTTTCACTACAGTCAAAATATTGTTCACACGACTTTGGAGTTCTTCTCTATGTGAGATCAACAAAATGTTCTTGTTCCGATCTCTGCTCATAGCCTTAAGCGTCTCTAGAGATCTTTCAAGTCCTGTGCTGTCAAGTCCCACATCAAGGATCTCATCAACAGCCATGAAGTTGATGCTGGTGTTCATGTTTTCAAAAATGTCTCGGAATGCCCAGCTGAGTGCCAAACAAACTCTTGTGCGCTCACCTCGGCTGAGACTGTCAAAGTCAAAGTCTACGCCCATATGCATGATCTCAACTCCCAAGTCGTTGCTGAATTTAACTTGGTGTGGCAACATCAATCCAGCTAGATATTCACCCAGTCTGTGATTCAAGTAGCTGAGGTTTTGATCAATAATACGCTTTCGGATGAAGCTGTCTTTGTTTGTTAGCAGCTTCAAGAGAAACTCTTGATGGTCTTTGAGTTGGCTGAGTTCATTTAGTGAATCATAAGTGACTTCTTGCAGTGTGTCATTTAAATTACCCACTTGGGCTTGATAAGGATTGGTTTCAAGCTTAAGTTTGTCCAGTTCACCACTAAGAAGTGTGAGACTGTTTCGATGCTCATATGCCTCATCAATGCTTTTGTAAAATGTTTGGTTTAGCGATACAGCACTAGACAGACCCATGAGCTCATCCAGTTCTTGTGTCAAACTCAGGCATTCCTGTTCCAGTGTTTGAATGCTGCTGTCCAGTTTGGTAATTTTGTGCTCAAGGTCGTCCAGCAGATGTGTTTGCTTCTCGTCATGAATCTTTTGACCACACATTGCGCAGTTGTGGTCTTGAATTTGACTATACTGAGTTAACCAGTTGTTTTGTTGCGCCTTCAGCTGTGTTCCATGCTGTGTTTTTGTTTGGCTTTGGCTGCGCACATTCTTCAATGCTGTTTGAAGTTCACGATACACAAGATTGTCTTTGTGACTTTGAATTTCCTGCTCAACATCAAGATGACTCAAAGCATCTAGTGCATTTTCCAAGTCTTGAATTTTGTTCTGATGTTGAGTATCCCACTGTTGGGTTTTTTGATTCAAACTTTCAATAGTGCTCAAAATACGTGTATTGCTGTTTTTGATAGTATGTATTTTGAACTCTTCTTGTTCAATAGTTTGTTTGGTTGTTTGAATAAGCTTTTTGAGGTTTTCTGCCTTTTGAGACAGTAATGTAATTCCCAACAGCTCTTCAATTATTTCTCGTTGTTTTCCAGCGCCCATGCTCAAAAATGGCTCAGTATAGGTGTTCAAAGCCACAATGTGTTTGAACATGGTGTGGCTGATGCCCAATACCTTCTCAATCTCTTTCTGAGTATCTTTGTTTTCGCCTTGAGCCTCGTCAGCACTTTTGTTTTCATTTACTGATTCATCATTTACAACATAGCGGAAAAAACTGGGCGCACGGCCACGTTCAATTTTGTAGCTGTTGCCGTGGGCTTCAAACTCAATACTCACCACCATGTTCTTTTTGTTGATGCTGTTGATGAGATTGTTTTTCTTGATGTTAGTAAGAGCTTGTCCATACAGGGCATAACAAATGGCTGAAATCAGTGTTGATTTGCCAACACCATTCCGGTTGCCGTTGCCACCCAAGTCTAGATTCTCGCCCAATACAAGAGTCAAGCCAGGTTGTGTGAGAGTAACTGATTGTGTAACAGCACCCACACTCATGAAGTTTTTGATTGTGACGTTTTTGAGGATGATCAATTTCAAATACTCTGATAGATTTCAATCAAGCGTTGTTTGTTCATTGTAGTGCTTTCAATACTATTCAAATGTGACACCACAATTGAGTCAACGCTTTCAAAATTGATTTCACTGTCATCAAGTACAGTGTCATCTCCATCACTTCTGCCATGGATGAAACTCACATCCAAGGCAGCTAGTTGAGTTTCAAATAACTCTCTAATGAAGGCAAGGTCTTCATAAGTTAAGTCAGCATCTACTGTTATCCGTGCGAAAGTTTTGTTGTCTATCAAGCCGGTAGGATCCTGAAGTGCCTCTGTAAGGTTATACGTGCGATACTTGGGTGCACCAAGCCATTTTTCAAATATGGGATCAGTTCCAGGAGTCCAGATCATCAACCCTCTATCATCGTCTCCCGCATCTGCAAAGTTGTGAGGAAAGGCATTGCCAATATAACAAATGTTGCCCTTTCGCTGCCTTTTGTGAAAATGCCCACTGAACACCAATTTTTGATTTTGAAAGTGTTCACTGTTCAAGCCGCCATGATCGGGCATTTCCACCATGGCATTCATCCGGAACTTGGCAATTTCAGCATGACAAAACAAATAAGGCTGTTTGATTTTTTGAATCAACTTATACTCATCACCCACCAACCAAGGAACAAAACAATAGTCTTTGACTGTGGTGATTTTGTCAATTAGGTGAATATTTGAAAAATCCTGTGCATAGGGAATACTGTGCAGCTCTAGAGTATCTCGAAAATAGAGATCATGGTTGCCCAAGAGCATTATCACATTGTCAAAATTGTTGTTTAGCAGTTTCATGCCATTGTGGCTGTAATTGAGTGTGCTGATGTTCACACTGTTGCGGTTGTGACTCCAGTCGCCCAAAAACAACAGTGTTTTGATTTTCAGCTCTTGTGCTCGTTTGACCACAAACTCCAAAAACTCAGTACACCAAGTGTTGTGCTGTTTGGAGTTGTTCCGCATGCCAAAATGCACATCAGTTATGGCAATTACTTTTGAAAAATCAACATTGTCTAGATTGATAGTCATGACTCAAAAGTCTCCTTGAGTCAGAGTATAGCTGATAAAAACTGTTAGTTCAACAGGTGGGCAGGACCTAGATTTGTGATATTCATTATGATATATAAATAATATGCAATAGGGTTGGAGAAAAATTGTGAATTTGGCAGAATTGAAAGAACTTTGGTTGAACAAGGAGATTACACCAAATAGGTTGACAAAGTTGTTGCCTATACACAAAGAAGAGCTAGACAAATTATTTCCTTGTGAAGGCCCAATTGCAGCTAAATTTTATGCATACGTTCATAACACTAATGCAGAAAACAGTTGGTGTGAACAGAGTGGTAAGTTCAGGACTTTCAATAATATGGTTCTAGGGTTCAGAAAATTCTGTGGTAATCAATCTCAATGCTCCTGTAATCGTGAATATCAGGAAAGCGTTCGACACAGCCGCACTAGAGATGAAATAAATCATATTCACGAAAAACGTAAAAATACCAACCTTCAAAAGTATGGTTTTGAGTATGCAAGTCAACATGACAAGGTCAAAGCCAAAGCTGAGACCACATGTTTTGAAAAGTATGGCGCAAAAGCTCCAACCTTAAATCCTGTTGTTTTAGACAAAGCACAAAAAACGATCCAGGAAAATTGGGGAGTAAACTTTCCTCAGCAACATCCTGATATAAGAACCAAAACTATAGAGGTGTTTCAAAACACTTATGGAGCACCTGTTCCTGCTCAAAACCTGGAGGTGTTAGTTAAAACCAAAAAAACCAACCTCTCAAAATATGGTGTTGTGGCCCCGTTTTTGACAACAGAGCATAGGGAGACCAATAGGAAAACTTTTCGGCAAAAATCTTGGGATTCCTATATTACAAATAGGACTGATTACACTCCGTTATTCACTCAAGAAGAATTTTTGGACTCACATCGTTATTCTGAACATTCGTTTGTTTGCCAAAAATGCCATAACCAATTCAGTGTTGCCTTGAAAAGAGAATCTGATTTGCGTTGTTTTGCTTGTTATCCAAGAAAAGAAAGTTGGGGAGAAACAAAGATCAAACAATGGTTGTGGGATAATAACATATCTTTTGAGCAATGGAATAGGCAAGTTATCAAGCCATTGGAGATTGACTTTTATATTCCAGATTTAAATGTGGGTATTGAGTTTAATGGCATCTTTTATCATTCAGATTGCCAAATAGGAGACAAAAAATATCATCAAAATAAATGGAAACAAGCTCTTGAAAAAGGTGTAAGGCTTGTTCAAATTTGGGAACATGAGATGGTGCAAAAACCCAATATTATATTTGACAGATTGTCACACGTAGTGGGTTTGAAAAAAACAATTGTTGGTGCACGTAAATGCAACATTACAGTTGTGGATTTTGGAACAGCTAAAACATTTATTCAGAACTCACACTTGCAGGGCAACATACCAACCAAACATATTTGGGGTTTGGAACACAACGGGTCGCTTGTTGCACTTGCTAGCTTTGTCAAAACTAGGTACAGCAAAGGGAGTGATTATGAGCTGGCCCGTTATTGTATTTTGCCTGGGTATCATGTTCCAGGCGGGCTTAGCAAGCTTTTGAATCATGCGCATCAGGAGTTGGGATTCAAAAGCTTGGTGTCCTACAGTAACTTGAACTGGGGACTGGGAAATGGTTACGAAAAAACAGGCTTTGAGTTAAGTCATATCAGTCCACCCAATTATTGGTATTGGAAAAATATAAATGACGTTCAGAGCCGACTTAAATTTCAAAAACACAAAATACAAGGCTTAGCTGCGGGCAATACGGAGCAGGAAATTGCCAAAAATTTGGGCTACAATCGTTTTTATGATGCAGGCAACGCAGTGTGGATCAAAAAATATTAGATGGGGCCAGTTGGGCTCATTTGAGGCACAACAAGTGGGACTGCTGCTTCCGCATTGTCAAATCCCAGTTGTTGTGCCAACTGATCCTCTGTCTGTCGGGTGTGACTAGGTGTTGCACCATGCATGATCAAAAGATCATCTCTTATGTGTTGACTTCTCTTTTCCAGTTGCAATATCTTGAGAAAACTTGTACTACTTACGGTAGTATAATAAGCAAAGGGGTTTGAGCTTTTAGCTTCATCAAATTGAAGTCCCACTTGTGCCAATTGCACCAGTGCTTGCGCTTTCATTTCGTCAAGATAAGTGTAACCTCTCCAGTTGCCTCTATGCCCATAGCGATCAACCAATTTGATCCACATAGCAGCCAGTCTATCAGTAATCCTACCGCCAGTTAAGGTGAATTCACCCTTTTTGTGATGACTCTTGCCCACACATTTCCATTCATTGTTTTGGAAAATCCAATGTTGAAAAGGAGGGAAATTGCATCTGATGTGTTTTTCTGCCTGATTTTTGGCTTTGTCTGCTTTGGCAGGGTTTAACGGAATGTGCACAAAAGTCATAAGCCTCACAACAATTTCATCCAAAGGCACATTATCCAATGTTAATGAAGATTCAAAAGTCTTGCTGCCGCTGGCTTTCTTTTCTTCAGCCATTTTGTTAGCTAGCTTTTTGTGTCGAGCAGCGTCCAAAACTTCTGGAGTTGCTGCTGCAAGATCATATACAATGACATCAAAATCAGTGTATTTTTTGTCAACAAATTCACAAAAAGTAAGCTTGCTTTCATGGATTGCAGACAATAAATCTTTGTTTGTTAGATATTTGATCTTGGGAACCAATGCCATTATAGTCCTTTGTGTTTGAAACCCTAAATTTTGTAATTGGTTACAGAAGAAGTCAAAATGGACGCCTTGATCTGTTAAATAATTCAATAGATTGCCAAAAGATTATGTTGGGGCGTAACAATGAAGCTGTTTGACTTATTACCAGAAGTAAATCTCTCTTTGACTGAGGCCAAAGCCCGTATCGAGCATCCAGAAGACATGATCTTCGATGAGGGGTTAGATGGTGCCAAAAGAGCTTTTCATATACTGAGCACAACTGCTCATGAACCCGAGTATGTTAGTATCAAGTTTGATGGTTCTCCGGCCTTGATTTCTGGATGGAAAGACTATAAATTTGTGTTAACAGACAAAGCTGGATTCAGCAGTAAAAAATACAATGGTTTAACCACAAGCCCTGAGGATATTGTCAATATGCTCATGAGCAGGAAAATGAAAGACACCAGCCCCAGTGCAAAGAGTGCTCGACTGGCATATGCCAACAAAATAGCCAGTCTCTACCCATTGTTGAAAAAAGTTACCCCAAAAGGATTTATCGGTTACGTTCAAGCGGATTTGTTGTGGACTGGTGTACCTCCCATTGTAGATGGGGCATATGAATTTACACCCAACAAAATAACTTATCGTGTGCCTGTCAACAGTCAATATGGTGAAATGATTGCCAACAGCAGTGCTGGCGTGGTCATGCACAGTGTTTATCAAAGCCCTGAAGATCAGGAACCAGAAGCCTTGCGAAACATCAGTCAATATGGCTTTCGCACTGATCAAGGACTGGCTATCCTACCTCATGAAGCCACCATGCTCAAAAGTTTGAACCTGGATAAAAACTTAGTTGACAAATTATCCCACTTGTTTAGAGTGCATGCTGTAAGTGTGAAATCATTTTTGGACAGAGGACAACTAGCCAGTCATGAAATCTTGAGCCTTCCTGGCTTGATGAAAAGCTTTTTGGCCAAAAAGGCAGAACGTGGTAGTTCCACATTTAGCCATGTGAGTAGAGAGTTTTTGGAGTGGCTTACAGGGCTCAACAGTACTGCTAGCCCTGCAATGCAGGCCAAGTGTTTGAAATGGATTCAAAGCCACATCCATGGTTACAATAGCGTGTGGCGGATAGTAAGTTTGTTGACAAGTTTGAAGCTGGATCTCAAGAAACAAATGGACCGTCAAACAGATGGGACAGTTGGTGCTAGTTTGGGTGGAGATCCAGGACATGAAGGATTTGTGGCTGTAACTCCCACTGGAATAGTGAAGTTTGTAAATCGTGCCCAATTTATGAGAAAAGGCGAGCCTGATTCATTGATGGAACAAGAACACAAACGGGTAGTTTGGACCTTTGGCAGGATGAATCCTCCCACTCGTGGTCATCAGCACTTGGTTAACACAATGGCCAAACACGCTGGCAAGGGTGACTATTGGATCTTTTTGAGTCACAGTCAAGACGGTAAAAAGAATCCATTGCCTTGGGCGGAAAAGCTGGAGTTTTTCCAAGAGATTATGCCTCAACACCAAGATCATGTGGTGCAGGATGAGAGCATCAAAACTCCGCTGCAAGCCGCAGAATGGCTTTACAACAAAGGCTATAGACATTTTGTATTTGTTGCCGGAGAAGATCGTGTGCAGGGCATGACAGACCTTTTTGACTCTTGGAACAGTCCAGAAATACGTGAAAAACATCAACGTCAACCAGTGACGATTGAAATTGTATCAGCTGGAGAACGGCATCCAGATGGCATTGGCGTTAGTGGAATAAGCGGCACCAAGGCACGTGCGGCTGTTTTGAACAAAGACAAAAAGGCTTTCCACCAAGCTGTGGGTTTGGATGATGAACTTTCCAATAGGCTGTTCCAATCAGTTCGACGCTATCTCAAGCACCCTAGGAACACAGTAATGGAAGCTCATGAGCACGCTGCTGGCACCATAGTTGTTTTGAGCATGAGTCCCAAAAATGCTCTAGAGCTCAAAGAATGGTGTGAAAGTCAAGGTGTTCCCTGTATGAATACTGATGATCTTCACATGACTGTTTTGTATAGCCAAAAACCAGTGCCTCACCTCATGAGCATGCATGGTAACACTGTGGTTGTGCCAGCACAAATAAAAGGTTGGACCAAAATGGGCGACAAAGCCCTGTGCCTAGACCTAGATTGTGACCTGGCACACAAATTTCATCATCATTTGAAGAGCAAGGGAGGAACTCACGATTTCCCCAACTTCATTCCACACAGCAGCGTAAATTACAATTGGTTGGAGAGAACAGACCTACCAAAAGTTTTGCCCAACTTTCCTCTGCTGTTTGATCAGATTCATGTCAAGCCAATTGATCCCCGATACGGAAACAAAAGCTAGACAGCTACACCTGTCAACTGCTCAATCCTTGCAGCTTCTTCTTCTGATTTGCGTTGCTCACTGGGAGATTTCTGCTTAAACTTCCCAGTTTTCACATCCATTGTGGGTTTGCCAGTGGGCCCTAATTTATCCAAGCTCCTTAGAGTTTGAATCAACTCAGTCAACCCTTGATGAATAGCCCTATTGCCTTTGATGGCTCGTTGAATAGTTTCAACACTTTGGAAGCTGTCGTGAGTGAATCTGGGTCCCAACAGCTTTTGTGCAATCACATCAGGATCAGTGGAGATAACAGATTCATCTTCCCGATTCAACAGTCCACGTTGCCAACTGTATTTCATTCCCAACGCTTTGGCAATACTGCTCATGAGTTGATTTCTTTCTGCACCAGTGTAGTTGCTGGCGTCTCCTGGACTCTGCATGCTGAATTTCATCCATTGAGGATCATCATGGAAGAAAAAGTCAGTTTGCACGAAGCCATTCTTGGGATCACCTGCAATTGGTGTCAACAGATGAACTTCTCCAGCAGGCTTCACATACTCTTTGGGGTTCAAACCTTGGCTCAACACCCAGTTTTGGAGACTTTGGGCAAATTGGGCTTTTGACATTTTCTTGCTGTCGACTACGATGTCGATATCCCCACTGCTGGCTTTTTTGCCAACACTGCCCAAGGTCATGCCATGCATGGGCAGCCCTGTGATTTTTTCCAGCCAATCCAACGTGGGACTGATCAAAGCCAGTGGGATACGAGTGGTGCGTGGATAGCCATCTGAGGTTTTGAATACGTTGCCGCCTTCAAAAACTAATTGTGGGGAGAGTTCAAACTGTTTCATGATCTAGTATTTAGATTCCAGCTGGTTTCCAGCACATAAATATTTGGCTAATATTTTTGAGGAAAGAATTGCATGCCTAGATTTGGTGGTTTTGGTGTTAACACTGGTTCTTTGGTTGGTGGACTTGTAAACAACGTTGTGGGGTCGGCTGCCTCTGCTATTTTTCCACGCGGGGTGTTTGGCGGTTTTGGAATTGGAGATGGTGTGAATTTGTTGGGAACACTCAACAATCAAGATCCCACTAACCGACGTGTAAGCCTGCGGCCCAGACCAGCTGCTGCTAATCGCGTGTTGGGCAAGGGATTATTGGATCCTTTGCGAGAAACAAACAATGGCATGGTTTGGCCCTACACACCTACAATCAACTATCAACAAGACATTGATTATCAAACCATTAGCACTGTACATACAAACCAAGACTTTCATATATTTGCACGTACGCCGGCAACTTCATTCAGTGTTGATGGTCAATTCACTGTTCAAAATCAAAAAGAAGGACGCTATGCATTGGCATGCATACACTTTTTGAGAACCATGAGCAAGATGCATTTTGGTGAAAATGACAAAGATGCAGGCACACCTCCTCCTATTCTCTTGTTCAATGCCTACGGTCCTTTTGTGTTCAACAACTTGCCAGTCATAGTCAAGAGCTATAGTATTGGATTTCCAGATGATGTAGACTATGTTCAAGTGGCTAGTGGGCTGTCCCCAGTAAATCAACCCACTGTGCCAAATAATCCCGCAGGAGGTAGTATTATTGCTGAAAATTTACCTCCAATTCCAGGAGTGCCCGCACCAAGTATTCGCAATAATCCTAATGATTTGATATATAATGATCCTGGTGCATCACCTTCAGGTCGTGCCCGCACTATTGATCCTAGAGCAGACATGTCGTGGGCAGACCCGCTGAACAATCCGCCGGGCGCAAGTGTACAGCAACCAACACCATCTACAACAAAAGCTATTTGGTTGCCCAGCTTGTTCAAAATTTCAGTAACATTGATTGTGCAACATACTCCCACCACATTGCGGAAGAGATTCGAGTTGCCCAAATACATCAATGGTGACCCAAGTCAAAGTGATTTCATATAATGACAACAGTAACTTATCTACGCAGTAGTCCTTACTATCGCACTCCACAAAACACCACATATCTGGATTTTTT